CCACCACCGCCAATAGCACCCCACTCATTGGTGTAGCCTTCAAACTCACCAGTGGTTGTATTGTATCTGAACATACCTGCAGCTGGACTTCCATTTCTTTGAGCAGTTGTACCACTAGAAATCTTAATTGAGTCAGTGCCGCTTAAAGTCATGTTGGCAAAAGTAGGTGAATCAGAAGTAGCTACAGCTTGACCTATAGAGACTTGACCACTGCTAACTGTAACGCCAGTACCACCAGTTATTAGGCCCTGTACTTCTGCATCAGTTCTTTCAGTAAATGAGAATACGCCAGTGCTTGAGTTGTAAGCTAAATCACCAGATGCACTAACAGCAGATCTTGCTCTAGCATTGGTAAAATAGAGGTTAGACCCCTCTGTTATAGAACTTGTACTAACTCCGCTTAAAGTACCAGTAACATTTAATGTTCCAGCTACCGCTAAAGTTTTTCCAGATCCTACATTTAAACCTATGCTTGAGCCTGTGCCATCTGATTTAAAAATTGCATCAAGAGTATCAAGGTCTGCATTGAGGGAAATACCCCAAGTATCTTCTGCTTCACCTGGCTCTGGTTTAGTTAAATTTAGATTAGTTGTGTATGTATCTGCCATCTAAGCTGCCTCTTGTTTATCTAATACAGTCCAATTTGTTGATGGGTTTGTTTGATCTGTCCATGTTGCACCTGCAACATTTTGATCTGTCCATGTTTCGCCTGGAACAATTATATCTTCCCATTTTAAACCACCGATAGCGACAAGACTACTGGTTTGATTTATGGTTGATGCTCCGCCAAATGTTGCCCTACCTGTTGCATCAAAGTCTGATGTTCCTGCAATCGTTGCAACTCCATCAAGTATTACAAATCCTTGTGCGTTTAAGTCTGATACTGCTGCTATTGTTGCAGAACCACCATGAGTTTTTCTACCTGCTGCAATTACATTAGAAACAGCAGCAATAACTGTTGTTCCTTTATCAATTTGTGTACCAGTAGCAGTAAACCCAGAAACAGCTTGTATAACTGCTGTGGTTCTGTCTATTTGTGTTCCAGTAGCAGTAGCTCCTGAAACGCCTTGAATGGTTGCTTCGGCTTGTATAGCAAGATCGTTGTACCTTGATCTTGAGTAGTAGCCTTTGTTGTAGCCTATGCTGGCCATGATGTTAAGCTAATGTTATGTCTAAATCACCAGCATTGAATCTGAACACGTCTCCTGTACTAACAACTTTTGATGCAGTTAAGTTTGCATATGCTAATAAGTTTCCTGATGATAGGGCATCAAAGATGCCAACTGCAACTACAGTTCCGTAATCGGCTGTAGCTGTTGGGTATTCAATTGCAGCAGAGTTTGTTGCTGTTGTTGGATTTGTTCCTGAAACAGTAAAAGCTGCGGTTTGTCTTGCATAAGCTCCACCGCTTACTTCAGTACCGCCACCAGTATCAGTAGGTGCTACTGTGTATAAAGCAACATACAATGTTGTAGGTGCTGTATAAGCAGTGCCGCCAAATACATGGTCAAGCACTTTGTCTTCTAAATAATCGCTAAATCCAGCCATGTTTTGTACTCCTAGTTATTACCAAAATAATAAATATCTTTTCTGCGTTTGCCATATGTTCTTCTTCTTTGCATTAAAGAACCTTTAGCAAACTCAGCTTTTTCTTGCTCTAGTCTCATTTCTTCTAAAGCTTTCTCGAACTGTGCTGTAAATAGTGGCACTCGTTCATCTTCCATTAAGTAAATAGAAGCGTGTTTTAGTGATCCATAAAGATAAGCATCTGGATATCCTGTGGATAAAAAATTGCTAGTATTAGAATCGCTTAACGCATCTATCTTGCTGTAGTAGGTTAATTGTACTGTATAACTTCCGTCTGGGGTAGGTGCAAATTCAATTGAATCATCTACCAATGCAAAGTAAATAGGTTGACCTGTGACGTTATCGTTTGATTTTCTGTAGACATCTAGTGATTCTATAGATTGTTGAAACAAAGGTGAGAAATCACCGCTATCAATTTGTATGTTTATAGCCTCTAACCAATCAGTTGGTACTGATATGTATTGTGAGTCTAATGTTGCAGTAGCACGTTTTATCATGCCTTTAACCCTTAATCTGCGGTTAAATTCTGATTCTGTGCTATCAATAAATGTGTCAATTACATCTGTTAAATCAGAGCGATTTAAAAAGTTTGCAATGTTAGATTTTAATTCTGCATATGTCATAGTTTACCTTGCCATGTTCTAAAGACTTTATTGTCTGATTTGTTTAGCCATTTTCTCCATTCGCTCATATCATTGGCCCATCCTTCTCGGCAAGCTCTTTGATATACAACCAATGGTACTTCTGCCACATGGCGAAGATCTTTGCCCGGCTTAACGTGTTCTGCAATGTTTTTACAATGTTCAATGACCGGGTTTAAATCTTGAGTTGTGTGATAGATGTCTTTATCGCCCTCAGTAATAAACTCATTGGTAAAACCAGTCTTGTGATCTATAACAGTTCTTTTAGCCATGCAAGAATTTTAACACAAAAAAAAGGGATGCCGAAACATCCCTTTAAGGTTCTTAACCTAGAACTTAGCTAGTGCTAAGGTCAGCAACGATACCATGAGCAGCTTCATTGGAAACTTCCAATCCAAACTCACAAATAATCATTTTAGTGACTGCATCGCCTATTGTTGCGATGTCAACTGTTTTGAAATCACGCAAGTAAGCAACCTTTGCATACTCAGGATCAACCAACAGTAAAGATCTTTCTCTTGATCTGTTTGATGGAACGATTTTGAGTTCCCCAAAGTCAGAAGAGTAGATAGATACTGATGCTTCAACTGTGTTTGCATCAATCATTTGTCTTGCTTGAGATCTACCTGTGAAACCAGAGATAACTTGTTTGTTATGTGGGCCACAGATTGCCAATGATGGCTCGCCACCATTTTCAAAGCAAAGTTGTAGAGTATCTTTTAACAAAGTTTCTGTTAAAGCTCTTTGAGTTCCGTCAGTTGGAGCAGCACCGCCACCTGTTGATGCACCATTAGTTCCTCTTGAATCGTTAGATGTAATCCAAGATTCGAAACCACCAGTTACACGAGCAGTTGTAGCATTACCAGTTGTTTTAGCACCTTTTTGACAAAGTGCTTCTTCCATATCTCTTTTAAGAGCTTTAGACATGATAGCTAGTTGGTGAGCCATTTCTGATCTCTTACCAGCCGGGTCTGAAGACTCTTGTGAGCCTGATACAGTTGCATCTCTTTTTGAAATCATAGCAACATTGCTTAGACGAGTTGTTGCAACTGAAGCTGATCTTGAAAGTTCAAAACCTTCTAGTTCACCTGTAGCAACTGGAGTTGCTAATACTTCTGTTTGCCAATCGAAGACAACATTGTTAATACTTCTTTTTCCAATTGATGACATAAACGGAGTTTGCATTGGAGAGATGTTGTAAATGATATTACTTAAATCTTCTCTGTCCGCAGTCGCTGTATATGTATCAAAAGCGTTTGTAATCTTAGCCATTATATTTACCTATAAAATTATTTTAAAAATTGTTCAAAAACTTTAGCAGCATCCTGGACTTTTCCAGTTTTTGCTAAAACCTGTTTTGCTCTTTTCACAGGTGCTACTGATTTCTTTCTGGTAGTCGTTCCGGGTCGGGCTACTCTTGCAGGTGCTTTTTGCGTTGGTTTCTTCTTTGTGGCCTTAACTGTTTTAGAGTTTAGCCAAGCATTTCTTAAACCAAGCAAAGCACGATAATCATAAACTTGGGCTATCTCTTGTTCAGAGTATCCAAGCTCATTTACTGCATAGTCTCGAATCGCAGCTTTTTCTTTTTGGGCAACCTCTTGGGTTTTCCATTCCGGGATAATTTCTAAAAGTTTTTGTTGCGAGTATTGAACTAATTGTTCAATTTGTTGTTGCTGTTGAGCTAAGTTCTCCTCTTGGAGTCTTTGTTGTTCAGCATTAACTGACTCTAACTTTCTAACTTTTTCATCCCAAAGCTGTTTTTCTCGAACATATGCAATTGGATCATCTTCGTACAATGTATTCCAATCTGGTTCGTTTACCAATTCACCCTTTAATTGGGCTTCCATCTTTGGTAACAACTCTGCGTAAATCGCATCTCTTTGCTGAAGCTCTTGGGCTTGTTGCTCAATCGTTTTTCTTTGATTAGCAAGTTCCTGTGTCTTCCGCGTATAATCTTGTTGGCGTGAATAACCATTAATGAGTTCGTCCTGCGTGACCTCTATCTCTTCGCCATCAACTGTGACTCTATAGACGGGTTGCTCTTCTACCTCTTCAACTTCCGTTTCTTCTTCACCATCTTCTTCATCATCAAATTCGAGTTCTTCTTCATCGACAAGCTCTTCGGTATCTTCCTCGTCTTGTTCTTCTAATTCATCGATCTCAGGTTCAATGCTTTCAGCTTCCTCTATGACTGCTTCTTCTTGCGTATCCTCTTCAGGGGCTAAGAAACTTTCAAACGCTGAGGTTGCCTTTTGACCTTCGGTTTGTAAAGCAGTCGGTTTTCCGTTATTGCTCATATAAATACTCCTATATTGTATTTAGAGATATTTTAAACCAATAATGTGGAAAAGGGAAAGTTTTAGGCTATGTTACGAATTTTGTTTATGTTGGCTTTTGTGAGTTTGCCTTTCTCAGCCATGATGCGTAAGTGTCTTTCTACTTCGGGGAGAAGTAATAAAGATCTGTGGAAGTCTTCTCTAACCGCAACATCATCAATGCCACGAGAGTTTAGCCAATGAGTTATGTATTCGTTTTTAAGATTTTCTATTGCTTCTTTAAAAACATCAGAATTTAAAATTCTTTCGGCTTCTGCTGCTTTAACTACTTCTTCGTGTGTAACAGACATTAGATTCCAAATAAACCAAGAACTTTATTTGCAGCTTTGTTTTTAATATCTTCTTTAAAGCCTGTAAAGTCTTTTTGCATACCTTGCAATCCTGTAATGCCTCTACCTATACCACCCAATAAACCCGTTTTTGGTTCGGTGGCTGGTTGAGAGATTTGTATATCTCCAATGTTTGGTTGTAGTTGTGAATAATCTATATTGGAAAAATCCATGTCTTGATATGGCAAATTTTCTAAAAAGTTCATACCCGGTAAACCGCTAACATCTAAACCCTGTAAAAAAGGCATAAACCTTGTTGGCTCTGATACACCAGGGGGTGCAAATTCCATTTGATTTTCTATGGTTGCAACATCGCCAGTTGTAGGTGCTACAGGAAAGATGGGAGCTGGGCCTGCGGAAATCATATCTAAATCTTTTTGTGTGTAGCCACTAGATTTCTCTGGAGAATAACTAACACCTGGTGCAATCATTTGTGATGCTGGTATTCCACCTGCTATTGATCTTGCGTAATCAAAACCACTTGAATAAGTTGGATCTGTAAGTGGGGCAGCTGTTGTTTGACCTCCACCACGAAGAAGCTCTAGTAGTTCTGGGTTTAGTCCTGAATATCCTGTGAAGTTCATTTGAGTATATTATCAATCAGTGATTAATTTGTCTATTTTAGCATCAAGTTTGTCTAATTTGTCGAAAATTCTTTCTAACTCAATACCAAAGTCTTTTTTGCTTACATATTCTTTTGCAAGTTCTTCACGAGTTTTATTAATTAAAATGTTTTGTCTTTGTAATTCTGAGCCATGACTTTTAATAAAGTAAAAAATTGGAATGACAACCAATGGAATAATAATATCGAAAATAAATTCTATATCATCCATCACAACTCAATAGCTCCATATATGAGGCCTTGGACGACTAGCCGAAGCCTTGCCGATATCGAGGTGTATAAATCTTCCATTGCCTTTTTGATTAACTCCAATTCCTGTAAACCCGTAGCCTTCTGCTGCGGATACTATTTGTAATGCTTTACTATGACTACAGGCTATATCGACTGCAATCCCTTGATTATGAGTTCCCGGTTTGCTTTTTTTTCTTTCAACCGGGTGATATTCGCATCGATAACCAGAAGAAATAACAAACGGAAAACCTAAGTCCTCACGAAGAGATTGTAGCTTATCTATTAACTCATGTTCAATCTTATTTTCACCGCAATGCTTGCAAGCAAACTCTTCTAATCTAAAGTTCTTCCATTCACTCATTTTCTATCCTTATTGCTTGATCCAAAGTAAAAAGATATGACTGCTGATGCTATACCTGACAGGTAGCCAAGAATCAACATAACAATATCATCTGAGGCATCATCAATAGGATATGCAGTAATCATAAATATATAGCCAATAAAACCCACAACAGTTAATGAACCCAAAAACTTAGGAGTCCAATCGCTGCTAAACTTTTCTCTGGCGTGTTGTGTGTCTTGTGTTTCAAGAGAATAAATATCTATTTCATATTGTTTCATCTTTAATTGAAAATCTTTCTCAGCCTTTTTTAATTCCATCATTTGTTCGGCTGTTAGATTGTTAATAGCTTTTTCTAGTTCTACTGGAGAATTTTTAACCCCCAATACTTGAGAAAGTATTTGACCAGCTTGTCCACCTAATGGCCCACCTATAGCTGCACCAAGTGTTGGAGCAAGACTGCTTACTATGTTTTTAATTTTGCTTAGTTTCATGTTTAGTTTCCTTGCAATGTAATTTTATAAAATACTCTGCATCCACTAATGCCAATGGCTTAGTATTATTTCTCTTTATTATAACCAAAGGTTCGTAATCTTTACAGTTAGTACAAGACTGTTCATAAGCTTTCCAAACATTAACTGCTTGTTGGTTTTTGCACTCGATTGAGTAGGGAAATTGTTTGCGTGATTGTACGCCCATAATGACATCTTCGCCTGAAGACCCCATAGGTCTTGATTCTAAATCTTCGGGATCAAAACCAAGTAAAGCAACAAGTTTATCAACAACCCATTGCTGTAGTTTTCGACCCTTGGCTTTTGCCGAGGATGGTCGCACTTACTTCTTTTTAGATTTTTTAGTAGATTTTTTCTTTGGTGGTCTGCCGCGTTTTTTTCCGTATGTTCCTTTACCATCTGGCATAATTAACTCCTATTTTTTGCAGTCTTGGCTGCTTTTTTAAATGCTTTTGCTGTTGGCGCACCTTTAGAACCCGGCTTTCTCATTTTTTCATTTGATCCAGCTTTTATTCTTCTGCGTTTAGCTTGAATGTTTGAGTATAGTCCTCGTTTTGCCATATTAGTCTCCTTAATGAATGGTTTCAGATTCTTCTAATGTGTCAATAATTATATCAGAAAGCTCACCAACAAATGTAACACCTAGTTCCTCGGCTGCTTTTATAGCATCTTCTTGGGTATGCGCGTGTATCACAGGCCCTTCATAACTTTTGTTATCATGGGTTAGTTCTGTGATCCATACTTTCATATTACCACTTAACTTTATTCGCCCAATAAGCTGCTGACAATTTACCCTTGGCTATGTTTTTGGCGTGTCTAGCTTTGAATGATTTTCTTCTAGCTTTACCTTTAGCAGACTGAGGATTTTTACCAGCACCGCTCACGCCCTGTTGACCAAAGCGTATTATTTTTATGACATCGCCTGACTTAGCTAAAACTGCGTGTGATTTTGTTTTGTGTCCCGGGGTTCTTTTGGGTTTGTTATAACCGCTAAATCTTTCGCCTCTGTATGTAATTGCCATTAGTGTAAAGTTTTCTCCTCACAGCTTAATACTTCTGAATCCTCGGTTACTTCACCACCAGAGATAATACCAAGTATTCTAACTGCATCTTCTTGGCTTTTGGCTCTAATATCACTACCGACATAAACTAGATCGTCAACTAACACTTCTAAGTTATATAGTTTGATTGCCATTGCCAGTAAATAGTCCTTGAGATTGATCTTTTGCAGTTTGCCTAATGGTTTCTCTATCACGCTCCATAATAGCATTAATTTCTGCTATGTTGACTTGCGCTCCGTATTTAGCCATTAACTCTGCTGCTTTGAGTCTAATCTGTGCTTCGGCTTCATCTCTGTTTCTATCATCGTCCATGATAATTTTCATGCGATCAGTTTCAGCATCAATGATAGCTTTCTGCGCTAAGTTCTGTGCTTTCATGGCTTCAGCCTGTGCTAGTAATTCCGCAGGGTCAGGCTTTTGTTGCTCTGGTTGGGCGGGTGGCATAGGCGGTACTTGAGTGTTAATAAACGCTTGTGGGTCTTTAAACCCAGCCATCTCAATCATGCGCGTGAGCGTGTTGGAATACTGTTGCATAGATACCAATGGATTGCTTGGCCCAAGAGTTTGCATGATTTGTTCTTGTTTACCTGCAAGCTGTGCAAGGATTGCAAACTTCTCTTCATCAGAAGATTTAGAGATAGCTACATTCACAATCATATCTTTATCTGAATCCCAATATCTTGGGTCTACCGGGATGAATTGACCTTCAAGTCTAAATACATCCTGTGCATTTTGATGCTTGATAATTAGGTTGTTAGTAATTTTAAATAGTTGTTTAAGTCCACCTTCTGCAAAATGTCTACAAATAATTTCTATTCGGCCTTGCGCTCCTGACATGGTAGCGGATACGGCTGCACTGGTGCTTGATTGCAAAGCATCTGCATTTAAGCCAGCAGAGGCTTTAGACACACCAGTCCTATTCTCTTTTGCTTCATCGAGGTATCCAAGAACAGGGAAAGCCTCTTTACCAGCGAAGGGTACTGTAAAGGGTTGAACCATCCCAGGGGCGCGAACTCGAATGGGCTGTCCGATATCAGTATTGAGTACATCGTCAATATTGACTTGACCTTCAACAACAGCCATACGAGGAAAGATAGAGTGTCCAAGCGAATCAAGGGTATCTCGCATAATTTGGGATTTTGCAGCTTGGATAGGCTTTAAGTAATCCGCTGGACACGAACCGATTGCAGTATGTGGTTCAGGGTCTGGGCAGAACATAGCAATAGGCAAATCATCCCATTGCTCAACATTCAGCACATTAACACCTTCACCCGCAGTACAAACTCTAATTCTTTCATCTATGCCATCGCCATCGAAGTCATAAAATAAATAATGTTCAACATATAAAACTTCTTTCGCCCCGGTATCATTTCTGTCTGGGTATACCATGTTGTCAAATGGATTTCTTGCCTCTATCTCATCATAGGCTTCTGGGTCAACCGCACTTGAGCTTTGAGTTGCGTATTGTTCTATTTCGTCTTGGTCGTATCCCATAGCAACCAAATCAGAAACAGATTTAATCATTCTGTGGGCCACATAAGATGCAGACTCAAGATCTCTAGCGTTCCTAGAAATTAAAACTTCTTCGGGTGGTATTGATTCAATACACACTTGATCTTTAGATTTAATTCTACGAATGGTTAGATCATACTTAGCTGGAATCTCTTGGATTATTTCCTCACCAGACAGTGGATCAACTTGTGTCATGGTTTCCATGGTGACAGATTCTTTAACGATCTCTACATTAGGGTCAAGCACCAATGCTTGATAAGCCTGTGGATCTAAGTCTGTGTATTCGCTGGTAGATGCTGAAATAGAATCATCCCAAAAGACTTTGACAAAACCACTCTTTCTAACCAACGCATCTTTAAACGCATCGTATAAAACTTGAAAGCCTTGGTTTTTTTCTTGAATGATGTAATTAACATAATTGGTTTGTTGCTCGGCAACTTGGATATCTTCTGGGCCATGAGGTACAAATTCAACAATCTTTTTAGTACCAAAGAATGTACGCATAATCGATGGCAACATAAAGAGTACGCTGTCTCTAACATCAGTCGATACAAATTCAGACTGCATACTAGATTGTGCTTGTGGTTGTTCACCTAAATAATATTCTGTAGATTCTGCTCGTTCAGCTCCGACTTGATGTATGAAATCTTTAGCATCATCCATCTCTGATTTAATAACACCAGCAAGGTGTTCCATATCAGTTTCGTCTTGAACTTCGACCTCTACTTCAGAAGATTCCATCTCTTCTTTCTCAAGCATATCTTCCATTTTGTCTTCGTAATCTTTTGCCATGTAAAACTATCCCACTCGAATGATTCGAGATTTTAAAGGTTTTTTGAAATTATAACCGAAAACACTCTCGCTTCCACTAAAACTTGCGGCAGAACTTGCCATGGTTAATGCAAGTGCATCTGCTTTGTCCGGGGATTTAATTCCTCTTTTCTTCATTTCTTCTTTTGACTCTATCTTTATCTTACCAGTGGATGTATATTTATAGAGAGGCGCAGCTAATTCTGATACAAGCTCATCATCAATAGGAAGTCGGCAATCACGCTGCGCCAACCATTCTTTTATCGCAAACCATAACTCAGCGCGTAAGTTCAAATAATTTTTTCTACTACTTGGTGACTCAGATACATTAATGCCACGCACAGGTAAATTCTGTTCTCTTAGTCTGTCCACCACGCCCGCGCCAAGTCCAATCACATCCACTAATATTTCTTGTGGGCGTTCCATGACAGTAGCATCATCGTAGCGATTTTTAATCACACCACAAAGTTGCATTAAATCCATAGAGGCAAATGATTTAATTTCTAAAACTGTATTACCCTGGCGCACACACAAAGCAGAGTTATCGCCACCGAATCTAGCAACATCTAAACCCCAAACTATGGGTTCGCTGGCGGTGAGGGCGACATCACGATCTACTGCTGCGCGTATAAGTTCCATGGATATCACAGTATCATCGTCAGCTTTTGGAAACTCGCCCATAACCTCAACGCGTGAAACTGTTGAATCCTCGCCATATTGTTCAATCATGGTTTGAAATAGCTTTTGGTCAGTGCCTTCGACTGTGCGCGAGTCTACCTGTAGCGACTGCCAAAAACTGCGTTTGCTATGAAAAGAGTCATAAAATGGCCCAGTGTTGCGGCGCGGGTTGGAGAAAGTAAACCAATAACGATCTTTGGTTGGTTCAGAGAAGAAACCTTCAGAAACCGAGTAGATGGGCGCGGGGATACCTGATGCCTCATCCATGATTAAACAAACTCCGTAGGAGCTGTGAATACCAGCGAAAGCATCTGGGTTTTCTTCTGACCATAACTGCGCTTGGGCGTAATAATACCCGGTATCGATTTTTAGGTCGCGCTCTAGTGCTTCTTGAAACCACCCAGCAGGTTTAATCGTGGTAGCAGTTTTCATAAACCAATGAGAATTGATGGCGAGGGTGAGCCATTTACCTAATTCAGCCCAAGTTCTTGATCTAAGCTGCTGTTCGGTGTTGGCGGTAACAATAATAGTTGCACCAAGCCTTGTTGAAAGCATCCAAATGATTAACCAAGCTACTAATGCTGATTTACCAATACCACGACCAGATGCTACAGCTAATCTGAACATCTCTGGTAACTCTATACTGTTGTTTCTTTGTATATGAGTTGTAATATCTCGCAAAATTTTTTCTTGCCACTTACGAGGCCCATCAAAATGTTCGAGGGGGGTGTCTTTTTGTCCCCATGGGAAGGCAAACTTAACAAAGTTATATGGATCATCTTTTATATTTATTGACCATAGTTCGGTCATTAATTGCTTTTCTTGTTTAGGGTCGTATTTCATTATAATTTCTAATTAGTTTGATGTTATTTTCTTTGTAATCCTTTTGATAATGTATGCACCCCGTAGAAAAGCCAAAAGGAAATCCATGTTGATTACCACCGCCCATGTGTATAATTTCTTTAATACCACCATATTCACATATCTTTGTGTCTAACCTTTTACCTTTAAAAACTTTTGTTAATGGGCAAAAGAAAACCACATTATTAGCAATATCAAAAGATTTAAGTAAAAAGTCGTCAAAAATGCTAAATGGTGGATTTGTTATTATCCAATCTACTTTTTTTGTGTAATTAAAAAAGTCTTTACCCTCTGATATTTCACACCAATCTGTGTCTCCATAATTTTGTAAAGAATTGTAAAAAGCACCATTACCTTTGCATGGCTCAAGCAATTTTCCGCTTGGTGCAAAATAATCAACAATCCATTTTGCAGTATTTGGATTTGTCATTACCACATCATTAGGTGTTTTTTTTCTTTCTTTTGGGGTGCTTACTCTTCCTGTATATTTCATAAAAAAAATTAAAAAATTTTAGTGCAAGTGTTCTAAATTTTTAGCCCCCGCCGAAAAAGTGACCGGGGGGGTTGCAAAATCGGAGAGTAGATCTTGCCGAGCTGCCCGGTCGTGACATGGATACAGTAAGGGAGATGAGAGAGTTCCCACGCCTAGCTCGTATTTTTCGTTGGCAACAAGTCCTCTGAAAGGACACGCTGTGAATCTAGCTGATCTTCTACGACTTTGCCCTCGATCACACGACTCTTTGCAGAATCCAGAACTTCAGCAAGATTTAGGTTATGTTGAACCTCGGCTCTGTCCATCCAGGAACCACTATCCCGGTTCTTAAGGAAAAATATCTGGGCCGTAGTATTTCCATCGAGAGCTGAAGTGTAAAGTGCGTTGGTCACCGCAGCAATTGCTTTTGCTCTTCCGTTCTTTAATGCGACTTCAAATTCCCCCTTTTCTCTTTTTCTTCGATCAATCGTGGATGTTGATGTATTCAAAAGCTGCGCTATTTGTTTCTCAGATAAACCATTACCAGCCCATCTCTCGATGTTTTCAAAGTCTTCTTCAGTAAATTTGATTCTTTTACGACCAGCTTTGCCTTTTAAGTAACTGTAATCTTTCTCTGCCATACGAAAATTCTACTTGATATAGCATCAATCCCCTATAGATTTTGACACACTTAATTAGGTATTAGTGTAGAAAAGAGTTGCATTGTGCGTTCTATTTGATATAATTATTGTGTAGCCAGGGAAAGCTACCATTTAAACAGGAGAGATAAATGAATAAATTAGGATTTAAAGTAGGAGAAAAGGTTTGGGTAAATATTGCTAGTTTTATGCCTAAATCTACTTTAGAAGAAGATGGAACATTTAATGTTTGGGGAACAGTAATAGGGTTTACAGACAAAAGAATTATAGCAAACTGTGAAGGTAGAGGAATCGGACATTACAAACCACAAAATATTACCAAAAGAGAGGTGGCGTAATGAAAGACTTTGCACACAAACTGCACAAACCACAACAACCAAAACCATGGACTGATGTAGCTCGTGAGATGACTGAGAACATAATCTTTGTCATAGCGACTGTGTTGGCTCTGGTAATCATTATTAAGGGAGTAATGTAATGGAAGATATAAAGACTTATTTAGACGAAGGTGAACACAATAGTAGTTGGTCAAATGATTGGAAAGACCCAGACAACTTTTGGGGAAACAATGCTCAAGTTCATGTTTACTACAATCGTAATTGCAGCTTTAAACTCAAGCGAGAAATTTGGCATGGTTATAAAACCAAGATCATTAAACCAAATGACATCGAGATACTTACCAACGACACGCCATTTACCAAAGCAGAGTTAAAGACAGCTCTGATAGAGAAATGGTTTGCATGGGAGAATGAGAACACAAGACAAGCCAACAACAAGGGTGCGCGAGAGCGTAGAGCAAAACAAAAGGAGATAGCGTAATGTCGGTCACACACTACAACTTTAGAAAACCAAAGATCAATCGCCAAGAACATGAGGCAATCAACAAGATCTTAACGCATCCACACTTCAACGCATTGATTAATGTTGAGGCCCTTGATGTGTTAACCGAGCTTGGAATCAGTGCTAAACAGTTCCAGGACATTATTAATAAAAATAAATCAATTTTAAAAAGCTATAAAACCAAGGAGATAAAATGACACAGCACAGCGACAAAGTAGAGCAGCAACGAGAGATATTAAAAACCGAAGCGTTAGATAAGCAAATCAAAGCAATCGACATTCGCCCCGGGAGGATACAAACTTGGTATCAATCCGGGCGAGTGGTGACAGAGTATCCAAGAGATAAGCGTAAAAAAACCACAACTGATTACCGAGGTTTGAATGATTGAGATTATCGGTTACATCTTTGGTATTGGTTTTTTAATTTGGTTCGCTGTAATATTAATACTATGGCTAATCATTAAACATTGGGAGAATATGTAATGTCATACGAAATAGCAGAATATAAATACATAGGACACATGAGAAGTGTCTATGGACTCAAGGGTGAATTAGAATACCCAAGCAGAAAACACTCTAAAGAGGACAGCGAGGGCAATTGGCTTTTGATATCCTACAACGGACACAAGATGGGTAAAGTCCTGAAAAACGGAAAAGTTATTTTATAAAACACGGGCCATTGAATAGGTTGCTACTCTCCTTCCCCCAAATAGTGACCTAGGCCCACCAACAGAAAATGTTTCCGCCCTCGCGCCTGACTTTTTTTCAGGCGTTTTTTCTCATCCTCTAACACGATCCACACTAAGTTCTTATCGCTCAACTCCTGCAACGCCCGCCCACAGGTTTTTCTATTCAGTCCCACCATCTGCGTATAGTAGTTCAACGCATCGTGCGAACTAAAAGTCTCATATCGCCATCTTTCCGTTAGCGA